TTTCCCTTCTGCGGTCGTTTCCGCCTATAGTCATATATGAAAAAACATCTCACACCCCCGAGGAATGTAAGATGCTCCGCAACTCTGACAGTTTTTAATCGACTTTCCAATTCGCTAGTATGATGAGTAAATCTGCACCATTAACAATTGTATCATGATTCAAATCCCACGGAGATACTTGTGTGTAGCATCGTTCAGGGTAACCGGGACAAACCAAATCTGGTGGTCCCCAATCGCTCAACAATGCACCAAGATCCTCACCATCGAACTTTGTTTTAGTAATGCGAAACTTAAAACGCCTCGGTGTCCAGATGGGATATGATTGCATGTCCTCACCCGTGAATGGGTGAAGTGGCAATTGTGTACGACACCAAGATATGTTTATGGTATTGCTTATCCGTTCCCAGTCAAATGGTATCATCGGTTTGCCGGGATTCGACGAAATAGAACTACCAGTCAAATCGCCATCTGGTATGTCAAAGGTATAGTCTAAGCAAGGAAACTTGCTCTCCTCGGTAGAATACAATTTAACCATTCCATCGTAGATCGTATGTGGACCGTGCTGTTCGATTGTATAGTCTATCGTAGATTCACTTACTAGACTCATCAGAAGAACGGCGACAATGAAATTTGACATATTCTTTCCTGCGGTTGTTCCGCCTATATTCATATATGAAAAAACACAACAGGAGGCTTTCGCCCCCTGCTGTGCGTCCAAAGACTGAGAAAGGAATTCGTTATTATCTAGTGAATTTGAATTGTCTTCGGCTTCTTCTCTTCTGGAATAAGGCGATGTAAATTCACGGTGAGGATTCCATCTTCACAGAATGCCCCTGTGACTTCCCAATGTTCTGTGAGAGGGAGTTGAGTGCGGAAAGATCGGCGTGCGATTCCTCGATGCTCATACTTTTCGTCCTCTGTATCATTGGCAGATTCACCATCATAAGCAACTTCAAGAACCCTAAAGTTCTGAGGATGGGGATGTACAGTGATCGATAGATCATCTTTGTTAAATCCTGCTACCGCAAACTTGACCGTTGCGTTTTCTTCGTCGTGTCGAATGATATCGTAGGGCGGGAACTTAGCGTTTGCGTGTCGATATAATTGCTTCTCTAGTTCGTTGAAGTGATCCCAAAAATCACTTACACCCAGTGCGTTACTCGTTAACATATTTTTCTCCTTTTGTAAGCGAGTTGTTTGGAGTCCCAACTTAGGCAACTCCATGTTTATTTAGGCTATACTCTTCGTCTGCGACCACCCAAAACTGCTGCGACCCCCATGAGGGCAGCCGCTCCCGGTGCGGGGATCGACGCAGGTGCGACTGTATCAAAGAAGATCTTAGTCGAATTATACTCAGAGAACACCACACCAAAGGTTTGGATTTGTCCAAACCCGTTTCCGAAAAGGATGACGCTCTCCATCTCACCCGGATCGAGATCCCCACCAAAGCCAAGATCTAGATCGAAGGCATCACTAACAGCCCATTGAGTAATTGCAATCGTGGATTCTTGTGTGTTCAATAGGGTGTAAAGATACTTGTCGCTATCCTCCCACCACTTAACACTGTACTCTAGAGTGAACGATGGTGTCTCTAAAATCTGAAACTCCGTGTAGTCTGGAGGGGGAATAATAGAAAGTGCCACTGCACTAAAAATAGATGTAATCATTTCTTTTTAACTTTCTTTTTTGTATATCTTTTAGGTGTATAGTCCTCAACCATTCGAAAACTTAAGTCACCATTTTTTCTTTTCTTGCCAGAGAAATACTCCCTGTTCAAGAAATCATCACAGTCCTTCTGTGCTTCTTTTTTTGTTTTGTACAAGGACGGAATCTCTTCATAGAATTCTTTGCCGTCTTTGTCTTTTAATACTTCAAAGCCATCTATCAGCCATTTGTCAACTTTGTTTACCCATATTCCATACATCATTCATTTCCCGCTACTGTCAGACCAAAGTTAGCAAGGGAGTATGATGTCCAAACCAAGCCCCACGCCCACTCTGTCTTGCACAAATAAGCAACTCCCACAATCAAGTAAAGGATGCCAGCGATCAACGGAATAAACTTTGTAATCATGTCTAGGCTGCTCATGAAAAGTTAACCTCCTTTGATTTATCGAATGTCCAGAATGACGCTATGGTGTAGCGTATGTTACCAGTGACTTTTTTCACCCCATGTGAGTGTAGTACATCAGCAGGGTGGCACGCCACCATGTTTGCGATAGGGCGAACCATGAAGTTAAAGTTTTTGTAAAAGGTTTCACCACCAGAGTAATCGTCATCGTTTAGGTAAATGACAGAACCATACGAGCGATGTTTATGGTTTGGTGCATCCGTCTTACCCTCCATGTTGTCGCTGTGTGCGGACTGACTGCTGCCCGGATACCATCGACACAAATTAAAGGTATCTGCGTAGATGGTTTCATTCAGCCCATGACGAATCATGATCTCTTGTTGAAGATTTCGATAAACCTCAGCAAGACCAACACCAATGAACTTGGGGAGATGTTTGGGGGGTATTGATCTGTCTTTCCAAGCATGATGAGACTGCCCCTTACTACCCTCTGACCACAGGCTGGTATTCTTTGCAAAGTGTAAAAGTGCTGCACTTAAAGAACCATCAATAAAATCATTGATGTAAAATACTTTACAGTTCTCTGGCATCGTAGTAGACAAATCAGTTCTCCGTATTTTTTATTGCGTCCATGTACGCTGGACCCGTCCAGTTAATATTCAACATCCCACCATACGGGTCATAAAGATTTCCACGGGGATGCTTGGCTGGTGCTTTCCAAGTTGCTGCCTTAAGAACATCACCATTCGTTCGGTCGATGAAACCCCAGACCATTTTTTGATTGCCTGTACTCATAATAATCTTGGTGTACTTTCTTCCACCACCGATCTCAAGATCATAACCAAGTTTATCCCGTCCATCTGCGAGAACGATTTCTCGGCACTTCTTTACGAAGTCCTCGATGGCGACATCAATGTCTGGCTTACTTCTTGTCATTATCTTGCCCTCGCGTATTCACGGTTCAATCGGCGAATGTTTTCCTTGCCCTTTGCAATGATAACTTCACCAGCAGTCTTGTGGTTATAGATCATTCTACCAACCACAGGTTCGGTATGCTTATCGACACACTTAATACAATAGTCTGTGTCGGGTATCGCCTCTAATCGAGCAGGGGGGATCAGGCTTCCACATTCATGACAATTCATCAAGCACTCCTTGTTCGCCTCTACCGATATGATAGAGTTCTGGGGTTTCTCGAAAGTCTATCGTATCACAATCTAGACTGTAGTCAAACCCTTTCATCTGGTTTCTTATTTGAAAAAAATATCACCAGCACGGAACATGAAGCACCGATGCACATTCCAGAAAAGGCAACAAGGCTATCGTAAGTTTCAGTTTTCGGTAAACCAAAAGAAACTGTTGCTACGAATCCTCCAATACCGACAATAAGAATTAGAATGTAGATGAAGAATATTTTCATTGGTGTAATCCCTTGTTAACGATGGTTTGCTTTTTTCGATGTCTGTCATTTTCCATCGGTGTCGCCCATCTCAGATTTTTAACATTATTGTTTGTTGGGTCATCATCGATGTGATCAATCAAGGCTGTGTCTCTTACCCACTGTCTCCACGCCTCTGGAACATCATCCCATGTATCCGCTAGACACTCGGGTGGATGTTCGTCAATTGGTTCGATTGATTCTTTGACAGCCCTGTGTACACTCCAGCCGGTTGCCTTTGAAGAGTAGATGTAACCTGTTTTTTCAAAGAGCCAATCTTTACTAGGAAGAGTAATGTTAAACCTAACAGAAGTTCCTCTGGCGTTATCAGTGTTCGCCACGATTTGCTTCACCCACTCATTCGATTTATTATTGTAAATTCTACCATCTCTTGTGGCGTAATATCCGGGTATCGTTTTAGTAAAACGTTTAAGTGGATATAACCTTTCATCTTCGAATAGAGTGGGTAACATTTACTTTAAAACTTTCAGTCGATTCACGACGCGGGTGGTTTGGATCTCACTGCCACGCTTGTGCATATTGCGTTGCTTTGTGATACCCTTCCCCCACCCGCGTCGAATTACGGTGTGACCACGGATTGCATTTCCCTCACGCTCCGCCGCCACATCAAACTCATCAAGGACTCTCTTAGGCATGGATTACCCGTTCAGTTGGTCGGGTCTATTTGCGTCGAGGAGATTATTGGGGTGACAAGCATCCCCAACGATTTCACGAATCTCGGTCTTCGGAGCGGGAGAAACATCACCCGCGTTCTCTTGTGCTCGATGAAGACCTGCTTCAAACTCTGCGTCAGTCAGAAGAAGACGAAGAGTGTTTCCACTTTGTGTTAAGTAAGTTACTGTGTGCATATCAAACTCCAAACAACCAGTCAAAGATTCCACGTTCCTTCTTCGGGCGAACAACCGTGTAGTTACTGGGTAGATCTTCCTTGTTCTTTTCTGCTCTCTTGACTGCTCTTTCATATTCCTTGTCAGTCAGGAGCAGCATCTGTACTTCTCCGTCAGTATTCTTAACGTGAGTGGCGAAGTAATACTCTTTATCTGCTGCACGATGTGCGTTTTTGTTTTCTACTTTCATTTTACCGTTGCCCTTTCATGAAGTTCTTTTGGCAGAGTTCCATCACGGAACATTTTATTAATTGTTTTAACCTTTGCATTTGAAAGGCTTTCGATTGACGCACGCTTCTCTCTTGCGTTACGCTTCCGGTGCTTTTGTTTTGCTTTCTTTTGTTTTCTATTCGCCATTGTTGAGTTCCTTA